AATGTTCGTGGGTCTATCATTCAGCCCCCTCGTAAGGCTACTATGCGCCCTCCTAAGCCGTCTAAAGCGTCTTACGAGGCTGATGCACTTAAGGCTGAGATTCGTGCCGATATGAATAAGTTTGGGCGTGGACAAAAGCCAAAGGGTGGGAAGCGTAAACCTCCTCCTCCTGCTGGTGGTGTGGCTGCTAAGAAGCCTAAGAACCCTAAAAAGCCGTCGGGTGGTGCTGCTGCTCGTAAGGCTGAGTATGACTCTATTAAATCTGCCCTTTCTAAAGCCAAGGCTAGACAGAGGGTTGGTGTTAAATAGAACAAATTACTTATTAGTATGAGTAATTCTGGTTCTATTTCTTCGCACGCCCTTGTTGGTTCTATTCCTGCACATTCGTTGTATGGGGAACCTGTTTATGGTCAACGCCCTGCTGGTGAGGGTGAGAATTCTACTTTGGCTGCTGCTTCTGGTCCTTATTTGGGGCGTGGTAATAAGTGTTCGGCTAAAGAGGATACTTGTGAGGGTATGCGTGTTAAGGATGAGGTGTTGTGTATGGGGCATCTTCGTTCGTCTAAGAAAGTGGTGAAGGATGGCGTATAAGGCTATGACGGCAGCCGACATTCGGTCTGCCGTTCGTTCTATAACTGATTTGGATTCTACTGATTTGTCGGATTCTTTGTTGGATTTGTATATTCGTGATGGTTACTATCGTATTTTGGATACTGAGAAGCGTTGGTCGTTTCTTGAGTATTCGTTTGAGTTCAGTACCCGTACTGGTGTTCGTGCGTATGAATTGTCCACGCTAACTGATGAACCTATGGGGCAAATTTCTAGTATTATAGATAATCGTGGTACTGGTTACCGTATGGATATGATTGGCTTTGATATGGCTGAGCAAACCTATACTGGTTCGTACGACACTAATGCTGACCCTTTGTTTTATGCTTTGTGGGGTGGGTCTATTCATTTGTATCCAAAGCCGAACAATGTTCGGACTTTGGTTGCTCGTGGTTATCGTGAACCGTTGGATTGGCAAACTGAAGGTGGCGATGTTGATGCTATTCCTAGTTTGCATTTCCCTCTTGTTTATTATGCGTGCAGTCGTGTGTATCAGCAACTTGAGGATACTGCTATGGCTCAAATGTATAAGGGTGCTTTTGATGAGGGTGTGGCTTTGGCTGTTAAGAATGCGACGACACCTAATAGTCATAACCTTATGCGTTTGAACGCTGGTCAAACCGAGAACCGACCTACCTATAATGGTTGGATTCGCTCTTTGGGTAGTAGCCGTTCTAATTGGGGTTTGTAAATGGCTCAGATTCAAATTTTTGAGCAGAAAGATTTTACTGGTGGGTTGAATTTGCGTTCGGACCAGTTTCAGTTGGCTAATAATGAGTCGCCTGAAATGTTGAATGTTGAAGTTGACCCTAGAGGTGGTGTTTTTAGTCGTGGTGGTATGACCCGTATTAACCCTACTAATGTGGCTGGTACTTGGGAACCAGATAAATTGCATTCTTTTTATAGTTCTACACATCATATTATGATGTCAAATAATCATAATGTGTTTAAATCTACTGGTGCTGATTTTACTCGTCTTGATGTTTCCAGTGGTGTTCCTATTGTTTCTACTTCTCCTCACGGTGTTTGTTTTGCTTCTTGGGGTAATAATCTTTATATGTCGCTTGGTTCTAGTTCTACTGCTGGTGCATACAAATGGGATGGTGTAGCCACTTATGCTACTAACTTAACTCGTTCTGGTACTGCTCCTAACGCTTGGCAGACACGCAGTAGTGCTTCTGCTGGTAAATTTCCACAGTGTGAACATATTGCTGTTCACGCCAATAAAATGTGGGCTGCTAACACTGTTGAGGGTGGAGTTAGTTACCCTAATCGGGTTCGTTTTTCTGATGAGTCGCTACCTGAAAACTGGGTTGAAGAGGACCATATTGATATTCAAGGTGGTGGACCTTCTATTATAGCAATTGTGTCTGTTAATGGTGTGCTGCTTGTTTTTAAACAATCAGCAATTTACGCTATTTATGGTTATGACTATAATGATTTTCGTGTAGTTGCATTGAGTGAACAACTTGGTTGTTCATCTCATCACGCTTTGGCTGCTTCGGATTCAGGTGTTTATTTTTTTAGTAGCAACCACGGTTTGTTTTACACTAACGGTAATAGTGTCGTGGACATTTTTCAACCGTTACGACCATTGTTTGATTTGGGTCGTATTAATACGGCTTCTGAAAATTCTATTAGTGTTTCGTGGATTGGTCGTCGTGTGTGGTTGTCTTTGCCTTATTCGGAAACAACACCTGTTGAATATCCTAGTGTGAACTTCGTGTTTGACCCTAGTATGAATTCGTACACTATGTTTAAAACAGCCGACAATAAGGGACTTATTGGTGGGTGTGATTTTACAACGGTAACTGGTTTGGATTTGCGTCTTGCAATTCATCCTAGTACGCCTGCTGTTATGCAGGTTGACCGTTATTCTGTTGATGCTGATTATATTAATGTTGATGGGTCTTTAACTGGTTTTGCTAGTTATTATCGTACTAAATGGTTTGATGCTGGTTCTTATATGCAGCGTAAAATGTTTAGACGACCAGAGTTGGTTTTGCGTGAAACAGATTCTCAACAGACACTAAATGTTAAGGTGTATCACGACTTTCAGGAGGCGTTGGGTTCCGAGAAGCGTGAGTTTAGTTTGACACAAACATCTACTGCTGAGGGTTTGGTGTGGAATGAAAATTGGGCTTTAGAACCTGCTGGTGGTACACCATATGGTGAATCTTGGTCTAACGAAACATTGGGTGGCAGTATTGCTACTGCATCTAATCTTGGTTTATGTAAAACAGTTCAACTTCGGTTTAGTGGTGAAGCCACAAAACCGTGGGGTATTAATAGCATTGGATACAAATGGAGTCCAAGAAGGGTTAAAGGATAATTATGGCTACTTTTTCATATACAAACTTGTTTACGGCTGGAACACCAGCCGTGGCAACACAGGTGAATACTAACTTTAATGATGTAAGAACATTTGCACAGGGTATTTCTACGGGGACAAACATTGATGCTTCGGCTATTAGTGAAGCAAAGATTGCTAATAATGCTGTGACATACAGTAAATTGGCTCCTTCTGCAACACAATTTTTGGCTCCTGTTGGTTCTATAACTATGTACACTGGCGTTACTGCACCAGCAGGATGGTTGTTATGTGATGGTGTTACTAGCACTGCTGGATATACGGTTCTTGCTTCTTTGGTTGGTGCCACTACACCTAACCTTCAAGGTAGGTTTCCTATTGGTGATAATGGTACTTTGGCTTTGAACGGTACTGGTGGTTCGCTGACTATTGGTACAAACAATCTTCCTTTGCACGCACACAACAACACGGCTACTTGGACACAGGGAGTAACCACTACAAGTGTTAGCCAAAATCCTCACTCTCACTCAGGAACGGCAAACACAAATGGAAGCCACCTTCACGACGACACGAGAGAGGGTACTACTGGTACTGCTGCTGTATCGCATAGTCATAACGAAGATGGAACTGCTGGAAGTATTGGGGCTGGTGGTGGAGATTTTGGTTCTGATGTTACAAACAATGCTGGTGACCACTCTCACTCGCTTTCCATTAGCAGTGAAAATGCTAACATTACAGGAGTCAGTGTCACAATGGCTGGTACCGTAACGATGTCTAATGGCAACAACACCACTACAGCATCTGATTATTATCCTCCATATTATGTAGTTAACTACATCATTAAGCACGACTAGGGAAAATTATGGCTTGGAATATTGCAAACCTTTCATTGTTGTCAAAAACAACCGATAACTCTGTGCTTGTCCAAGCATTACGGCAGTTATCGGTAGAACTTGAACGGTTACAAAACGAAATTGACAGTCTTAAAAGGAGTGTGCAGCAATGAGTGACACAGGTGCATTTTATGGTGACTTCGGTGTAGCCGAGGCTAGCGCACGCCGTCGGCGTGCCAAGCAATCTGTAGCAAACCAAAACGCTGCTGCGTTTGGTCAGTTGCGTGGTACACGAAACATTGCTGATTTACAGCGTCAATATAAAGAAGGTTTCGCCCCTCAGGTTGCTAGTTATGGTCGTCGTGGACTTGGTGGACCTAATGTTTCATCTGGTATCCGTACGGCTGGTCTAGAAAAATATGCTGCTTCTTTGCAGCGTGATTTGGGTCGGGAAACTGAAAATATGAATGCTGGTTTACAGCAGTCTATGGATTCTGAGGCTGTTGCACAGTCTGATTTGGAAGATTATTTGGCTCAGTTGCGTTTGCAACAACAGGGTTCTGTTTTGCAAACTGCTATAGATATTAAATCTCAGGCTAGTTACTAGGAGGAATTATGGCACGATTAAAATGGAATCCACAAACAGGTAGGTTTGATAGTGCTATTGGCATTGACAGCCCACCTGCTGGCACACCTGTTGGTGGACAGTATGTTGATGAGGTTACTGGTGAAACTAAACAAAAAATGGTTACTGGTGTTGATGTTGTGCTGGCACCTGCCACCACAGGTTCACGAAGTCAAAGTTCACAAAGTCAGACTCCGAGTTCACGCACTCCGAGTTCACGAAGTCAGACTCCGAGTTCACGCACTCCACCTTCACGCACTCCGACTTCACCGAGTACGACAGTAGCACCTAGTACAACGGTAAAGCCACAGGCTGGAACAACACCTAGTACAACCGTAGCACCTGCTGGTGGTAAAGGAAAAATCAACATTAGTGGTAAGGGTATGGGTGGACCTACTGCTGCACAGGTTCAGGCTGGTCAGTTTGTTGGTTCACCTGCTCAAGTTGCAGATACAAACAATGCAATAAACAAGGCTATTGAAGAAGCATTAAAAGGTGGTGATTATAAAGGTGCTATGGAATTGATTGCTGCGTTGTCTGCGTCTGGTTCTGGTGGTGGAGGTTCTTCAGGTCCTAGTGCTGCTGAAACTGCTGCTGCAACAGCAAAGGCTAACGCCGACTCTTACCGTGCTGCTATGGCTGCTGCACAACAACAAGAAGCATCGGGTGAGTCATTACAGAAAGCCTATAATGCACAGGCTGGTACTTTGTTTGACACACAGTCGGCTGCTATAAAGAAATATTATGGCGACCAAGCGACAACTGCTGGTAAAACTATCAAGACTGCTGGTGAAAACTTTTTGGCGCAGTTGCCACAGGCAACGGCGTACGCTAATGCACAGGTGGCTAATTTGCCTCAAGCCCAACAAGGTTTGTCTGGGGCTTTGCGTGCTTATGGTGCGACGACAGGTCGGGCTGATGAACAATCAGCACAATCTACGGCTTATCTTGATGCTTTGGCTAAGATGCAAGCCTCCTCTAATCAGCAGTTGCAGGCTGCTGATACTACCTATATGGATGCGTTGCGTACGGCTGGCACAGGGGCTAATACGGCTGCTCAGCAGGCTTTGACAGGGAACATAGCCCAACTTCAGGCTGGTGATATGTCTAATGTTAACACTGCACAGCAGGCGTTGCTTCAGAAGGGTATTGAGGCTGTTTTGGCTGGTCAAACCGAGGCTGCTAACACTAGGGCTAATGCAACTGCGTCATATGGGGTTCCCAAACCCAAGCCCAAGCCTAAAAAGGGAAAGAAATAGAACAATTCATACAATTATAGAGGTTTATTATGGCTAACGAAAAAGACATTATACAATTCCTGCTGTCTGGTGGCTCATATGAGGACATTAAAGGAAAATACAACAAGGGGCAGATGATTGCTGCCCTTTTGAAAAACCCTGATGCTATTGGGAAACTTCAAAAGCAAGGTCTTGAACAGTCGGCTAAATACGCCACTTATGACCCTACACAGATTTATGATTCTGCTGGTTTGTTGAACGCTACTGAAATTAAGTATAAGCAAATGCCAGCAGAGTATCAACCTTTGGCTACTGACTTTTTTGATGCTGTCCGTGCAGCAGGTAATAACGATACTGAAGTTAATAAGTTTGTAAATGATTTGAACCTAAACAAAGCAAAGAGTGCTGCAAAGTACGGCATTAATGAAGGTGCGTTTGTTAGTTTACTTAATCAATTGCAAAAAGACCGTAAGTCTTTTGCTACGGCTGAAGGTTCCAGAGAGAAAGCGAATATGAGTGCGTTTTATAAACAGCGTGAAAAGTTGGGTATTTCACCCACTACAACAGACAAAGCAAGTATTGCTGATGAGTATTTATCTGCTAATGTGGGTGTTCGTGGTTTGTCTGGTGTTGCAACATCACTTGAGCAAGTTGCCAAGAAAAAGTCTAAAACACTTGTAGAAACCCTCGTGAAATCAGGTAGGTCTGAATCTGAGGCTAAAAGACTACAGGCACAGTTTGAAAAACAGTTTACTCAGGTTGCTAAAAAGAAAAAGTTAAACGCTGCTTCGTTTTCTGCTGTTGATTTAGTTAAGCAAACTTTGGGACAATAATGGTAGTATATCGTTCACCTTTTTCTAACACGACACCTCCTGCTCCTACGCCTAAATCTAGTAACCCTATTGCTGACAGTATTAATCGTGGTAAAGATTTACTAAAAAAGAGTAGTGGTGTTGCAGTTTCTGCTGGTGGTTCCACTAATGAAACTGGTATGAAAACCAGCGTCGCAGAAGAACAACAGAAACTTAACTCTACATATTCTACTGCGTTGGCTAAAGTTGCTAACAGTAAACTTAGTGAAGCAGATAAAAAGCAAGCATATAAATCTTTAGAGGCTACCTATAAACTAGGTATTAAACCTGAAGTTCCTAATAAGAAAACTAATATTTTGGGTGTTGCTGGTAAGGCTGTTGGTGCTGTTTTGTCTGCGCCTATTAAAAATACTTTGATGGTTCTTGAGGCTTCACAAACCGTTTCTCGGTTTGCTCAGTCAGGTATTAAAGAAATTGCTGATATGACCAATATGTATTTTCAGGCAGGAGAAGGAAATAGGCTAGAAGGTGGACAGCGTGCTTCTTGGTCTGACTTTATGAGGCAAGGACACGACAAGGATTTTCGTTTAATGCCTCAGAGTGGTGTTAAATGGTTGGACACTGTTATTGACCTTGGCGTTGATATGGCTTTTGACCCTCTTAGTTATGTTGGTGTCGGCGCAGTTGGACATATCGGCAAGGCTGGTCGTTCAGAGTTGGCTTTAAAGTTTGGCACAGAGGCTATGCGTTCAAAGTACCCTCAACTTATTGGCAAAATGGATGACATTATGCGTTATGGTGCAGCAGCAATTCCGAAGGAAGTGCGTGATGCTGAGAATATTAAGTTTGGTGTTCGTGCTTTTGGTAATGTAATTCCTAAGACGGAAGCGTTGGCTCAGGTTGTTTCAGGTAAGGCTGGTGTTGGTACTTTGCTTCGTGCAGGTACTGGTGACATTATAGAAAAAGTTCCGTTGGCGAAGGCTGCTCGTGTAAAGTTAAGTCCTTCCAGCCGTGCTGGTATGGTGTCCAAAGGTCTTGGTCGCCGTCTTGGTTTAGATGACCAAACCGTCATTGAAGAAGTTGCTCATTATACTTCTGCTCGTGCAGCAAAAGGTTTTAAAAACGCTTTCTATCGTAAAGCAACACACGAAGTAGCACAGATTCTTAGTGAGATTGAAAACTTTGCTGGTAAAAAAGGCAAAGGTGATTTCGGTAAAGAGATTGTTCGTTTAATGGAGGACCCTGTTTTGCGTGCAGCAGCGTCACCTGAAAAGCGTGACTTTGCTGAACGCCTTATTATGTGGCAAAACGGCAAATATGGTAAGGGTGGTGTTGACAGTGTAATTCAAAAGTTTAATTTGGATTATGGTGGCACTATGAAAGAAATTGGTTTTGTGGATGATTATGTTCATCACACTATGACCGAAGAAGCCTTGCGTGAAGTTTATAAAAGCGATAGTAAATTGACTGGTTTTTTTAAAGATGGTGATTTAACTTCTGCTGAACTAGGTCAAAATAGTTCTGCTGCTCGTTTCCGTAAATATAAAAAGGGCGAGAAGTTTATGGATGTTGAACTTCAAAGTGGCACTATTGACGAAATTAACGCTATTTTCCGTAAAGAAGCCAAAGTGGACTTTGACTTCTTTGAAACAGACCTTACATCAGTCGTGGACAGTTACGCTTATAGTATGGCTAACGCTCGTGGGCGTGAAGCGTATGTTCGTCGTCTGATGGATTATGGTTCTGATGTTGTCCGTGTATTAAACACTAAGTCTGTTCCTGATGCTGCTTTGGTTTCTAAGTTGACTGCTACTCACGCTTCGCTTACTGGTTTACGCAGGGACATTGTCACTGCTGTAAACAAGGGTAGTCTGAAGGCTAAGGACAGCGTGGAGAATGTTCTTGGTTGGGCGCAGGGCGTTATGAACACACAACAAGCCCGTATTGGTGTACTTGATAGTGAAGTTGCTGCTGTCCAAGCAAAGATTGCTCGTATTGAAGTGCAACTTGCTGATGCAGCAGCAGAAGCAAGTGCTAAGGGTGCAGAGGCACGAGGTTCGTTTCAAGTAATTCATAAAACATTGTTGGAAGATTTGCAGGACTTGAAGCATTCGGTTGCTAATGGTGAAATGTATCAACAGGCTGCTTATATTAAACTGCGTGAAATTTATGTGCAGATGTTCCCTGACTCTAGGCGTGTACCTAAAAGTGTGGATGTTTTGATTGATAAAATTAGTCGTGAGTCTGGTATGTCACGCCAAAACATTGCTGAAGTGCGTACTTTGACGGAACGCTTGAAAGTGGTGCAACAGCAGATTGCTGATACACCACCTGATGCTGGTCAGATTATGAATGACCTTATTGACACTGAAGCGTATCTTGTGCAACAGATTGATGGTTTCTCAACTTTGGGTGATGTTCGTTTCGCTGCTGATTATAGCGAAGATGGTTTTATTTATGGAACCTATGATGATTTGGTTCCACGAGAATTTGACCCTGACCTTGACCCTATGCCAAGGGTTGTCTCAACCCGACCTATGGTTGCTGGTGATGAGAATATGACTATGGATGACATTATGGCTGCCCATAATGCGTTTATGCAAGACGGGCGTAGCGTTGCTGCACACGCAATCCCTAATGATGTAATTCACGATATGCGTAAACCAGAACATTATTATGACTTCTGGGACCCTGAAGGTGGCGTTGGTGAAGCAGTAGGTTATGCACTATCTAGGTCAGGTATAGACACTGAAGGTGTGTTCTTGACGGCGTGGGATGATGTTCTGCGTGACGGTGCTACCGACCCTATGTTTGAACAGGTTTATCCTGCTTTGGATGATTTGATGACTGTTGTTGGTTCTATGCACGCACACCAGTTTGAACTAGGTGTTGTTGATGATGATTTCCTTGTTGAAGCATTTGACACTATTCGTGATACTTTTGTCCACGCAGCAGCAGACCTTAATTTAGAGAACGCCGACCAAGTCGGTGTTCAAATGATGAATGACTTTATGAGGGCTATGGCTGAAGAAGGAATGGAACAATCAGGGAAACCCCTGCTTGTTCCTAGCCGTGTAATTTATGGCTTGGACAACCCAATGGCTGAAGATTCGTATTCGTTGATTCTTCCTGACAGGTTTTCCTATGTGGGTCAGTACGGCAAAGAAAGTGTGGATAACACTTTGGTTGACGGAATGATGAGTCCTGTGTTTCCTGCTAGTGACGAGTTTGTTCAGTCTATTGCTAATTCAGATTATGTTTCTGCTTCTCTTGGGGCTGTTGAAAAAATGGATGAGATTGCTATTGCTGGTCGTCAAATGCAGGATGCTTTGACGGCTCGTGAGGTTGCTGTCGGTGAGGCTAGGTCTGTTGGTGGCAAGATTGGTTCTGTTAAGCGTGAGGCTTCCCGTCGTGTCCGTGAAGCAGAAGTTGCTTATAGGCAGTACGAAAACTTTGGTACTGTAACCATTCCTTATAAGGGTAAAAAGATTGAAGTTACTCGTGAAAAGGCTATTAAGATTCTTAACGAGAAAGAAACGAAGGTTACTGATTTAGTTGCGAACCTTGAGGTTCGTATAGGTAACATTGGTAAGGCTGAGGCTGAAAAGTTAAACCTGAGGAAAGCCGTTCAGGAAGAACGACTTTCTACTTTGTTTAATCAACGCAAAGTTTTGGAACGCTGGACTGATGAGACTGGTGTTGCTATGCAACAGGACATTGATTTGTTGCGTCAGGCTATCGCCACAGACCCCCCTACAGGGGCTGCTGGCACTATGTCTAGGCGTTGGGCTGATGATGTTCGTGACAGGATTAACAACATTCAGGGTCTTGGCAATACTCCTGAGGCTAAAACTTGGGAAAAAGTTGTGAAACAACTTCACGCCGACGAGGCACAACTTGCTTTTTTGGATTCTTATTTGATTCCATATTCTGATGCCGTTCTTTCCAAGGCTATTGACGGTTCTCTCGGTGGAACCCTTGTTGATGATTTTACTGATGGTTGGGTAAAACTTGGTGAATCTTTGGGTGTTGAAGTTCCTAAAGATTTTTATGATATTGCCAGACCACAAATTGATGCGTTAAGGAAGAGGGCGAATAGAGGACCAGTTACTCGTGCTATTTCTCAGTATCACGCTTTGTTTAAACAGCAGGCAACTATGTCTATTGGATTTATGATGCGTAACGCTATTTCTTCAACCTTTATGAATTATGTTGCTGGTGTACCAGCAACAACCATATCTAGGGGTGTTACGGCTATGCAGGCGTTGCGTAAGCACGGACCTGAGAAGTGGCTTGATGAACTTGGTATTGTTGACCCTGTGGTTCGTGATATGTATGAATCAGCACTTCGTGCTGTTGATTCAACAGGTCGTGGTATAACTACTGAGATTGCTATGCAACCTGTGGTTAAAGGTGGTCGTGCTGCCGATGCTTATAATAAGGTAACAAACAACCCTATTACACGGTTCTTTGGTAAGGGTAACGACATTGTGGAACAATCTGCTCGTTTCCCAATGGCGTTGGACACGCTGGAACGAGGATTGTCTTATGATGAGGCTATCTACCGTATTACACGCTACCATTTTGATTATAGCGATTTGTCCAAGGTAGATGAGAAAATGCGTGCTGTAATTCCGTTTTGGATTTGGACTACACGCAACATTCCTTTGCAGATGACTGAACAAATTTATCGCCCTAAGGCTTATGTTCAGTATGAAAACATTCGTCAGCGAAACCCTGTTTCGGCTGACTTGATTATGCCTGCATATTTGCGTGAAGGTGGACCTATGGGGCTTAATAAGGAAGGTTGGATTTTGAACCCAGACCTTCCCCAGACAAGATTAAAGTCATCTGCTGCTCAGTTATACAATCCAAGTCGTTTGGTCGGTATGACATACCCTGAAATTAAACTTCCATTAGAAATATTTGCAAACAAACAGTTGGCTACGGATATTCCGTTTACCGATAAATATGATGAGGCTAAAGGCATAGACAAACTGGCTGCTTTGCTGTTGGAACGAGTGGGCGTGGGAACACGCCGTGACGCTGAAGGAAAAATAGGGTTGGCACCTGCATTGTCATACGGAATTGGTAACGCAATTCCTGTGATTGGCAAAGTGGAACGCTTAACTGGTGGTGTTGCAGGTGGTAAGTCCTCATATGGGGAACGAGCATTGAGTAGCCTTTTAACAGAGATTGGTGTGCCTGCAAGGAAGGTTGGTCCACGCCAACAGCGTGGAGAACTAATTAACCGTAATTTCACTATGGCTGACTTCATTAAAGAATTAACCCGTACGGGCGACATAGCAAAGGAACCATAATATGACCGTAAACACAACAGAACAATACAACTGGCAGAAAGCCACAAAGATTGACCGTGCTAGATTTGGTGGCAAGGCTAGTCCGAATGTAGAAGCCTATAAAGATTACCTACTAAAGCGTTACGGTGGCACTAGCGTGGGGATTGTGAACAAGCGTGAAGTTCGTGGTGGTGGTTCATTGTCCACGCATTATTATGGGGCTGCGCTAGATTGGCGTTACCCTTCACGAGCCGTAGGTGTTAAAGCAATGAAAGACCTAGTGGCTAATTCTGCACAGTATGGTGTGCAGATGATTGTAGATTATGTTGGTGGAACCATTTGGACACCAAAGCGTGGATGGAAAAAGGCTGAACCTAACTCACACGGTATGGGTCAGTCGTGGGCTGCGTGGATACACATTGAGACTACTAAGTCAATGTGGGGAAATAACAAAGCGTTATCTACTCGGAATCCAGTTTAAGTTCATCCATAATCTGTTGAACTATAAAACTGTAGTTCTGCATACACGCACGGATAGCGTCTGCATCACCTAGTAGGGCTTGTATCCATTCGGCTGTCATCTCTTCGGCTGCCAGCCTGCTGATGTGGAACTCTACGATATAACCGACTTTGGAGTTGGAGATTGTTTTGGCGAATGCCATTTCAATCTCTTTCATATCTTCAGGTTTGAAATCTTCTTCATTCACTTTTGGCTACCCCTTCATAAACTTTGAGGGCATTCCAAACTTTACGCCAAGTTTTCAAATCGTTCGGGTCATCTTCAAGTAGGTCTAGTACATACGCTAGTTCGTGCGCTACGGTTTCCCATTTAACTTCCGACAACGGATTACGGCTGGATGGGTGTTTCTGTTTGCTTATGAAATAATCACTTGTTTTTTTCAACTCTTGATTTTTCCACTGCTCGTATTGATTTTTGCACATTTTCTATGTCACTTATTCTTGCGTTGGGAAGTCCGTAGGACTTCGCTTCTTTCACTAATGTTACTAGAAGAATCTGCAATTCTTCCAAGTTTGTCATTTTAATCCTCTTCGTCATCTTCTTCTTCATCTTCCAGTGGTTCACAATCACCGTGGTAATCGTGCCAGTCACACCAGCGACACGGCTCTTCTGAGGCACTGTGGCATCCACAAGAACCGTAAGGGTTCTTGTGTCCACCCTCACACATATTAGTCCAATGAGCCATTACTTATCCCTTAGGTGTTGCATATCGGGATGTTCCATAATTTTCTGTTTTAGCCTTTCCATTGCTATTTTCGTCTTACGCCAAGCGTGCGACTTTGCTTTTATATTTAGATTCTTTGCCAGTTCTTCGTATGTTGTACGGTCATAAAAGATTTCGTACAACACACGCTGGTCCTCTTCGTTTAGCGTGGACAAACACTCGGTAACTATATCAACGGTTTTCCAGTTTGTCTCCGAAACTTCGTTTTCATATGCGAATGGCATCATTAAGATTTCCCATTCGCTTGAGTTTTCGTTTAGTTTTTTGCGTGGGTCATACTTCATCATAATTTGCGTTTGTCATAACATCTAACACATCTTCGGGTAGCAGCAGGAATCCTCGTGAGGGGTTTCCACTGCGTACAGCAAAGTTTTGCATTGTTTTACGGTTGTACTTGTCAGGGTTTAGTTTCAGATATCGTTTCAATCGGGGAACACTTATAATGTGGAAAGCACCTTCGCTGCCGTTTAATGTTAAAACATAAACCCACCACATTGCTTTCGTCACATTTAGTCCTGACTTTTCCCAAATAGCCTTGCCGTCAGCGTCTTTGCGTAGCCTCGGATTATGTTCCATCTCCAAGACCATCTTGCCATTACGGTATCTGTCGGTTTTAACTTCAAAAGCACCAGATTCCATTGCAGAGAGGAACTCGGTAACCAACGCTTCACCCTTGTGACCAAACTTAAGGTCGTCGTGAAAGTTAAACTTTTTCGCTGGAATATCATAATCTGAAAACTTTCCTTTCGGTGGGGGTTTGTCGGTCATTTTTTCCAAGCCTCCACATAATGGACTTGCTTGTCATCTGTCCACGCCACTCCGTTTAGACCATCCATCAAAGTTTTCAGGTAGTTGTCTAAATCGCCACGAAGTTTACTTGGTGGAACTTCATAATCTAAAACTGTTACTTCACAACCTTCGGGTGTGAACTCAATACGCATCTGCACTGGACCTTCAAACATTGGTCCGTCAGACATAGCCCACGCACCTGCGATGCGTGCCTCGGCTTCAAGAGTCTTTTCAGGCGTGAACACACGACCTCTGCGACCTAATCGTGGGCGACCCTTAGGTACAGGTCTGCCCTCTATAATGATTGTGTGTTGCATAATGCCACCGTTCTAGGTTGTATAAACCCGTTGAACAAGTTTATCAATCTCTAGTTCCATATTTGGGCGTAAATGGTATTTACCCCAACGCTGGTCAGCAGACATAATCACAATCTTGGTTTCACTAGGGTGCAGTCCTGACCTGACTAGTTCGTGAGCAAGGCGTGCAAGGGTTCGTGAACGGTCATTGTTAGGCAATGGACCGTCACGCCATATGACATAAGCCAATGGTGATACACGCTTCATAATCTCTTTGAAGTCGTCAGATTCAGGATGGTCTGTGACCATACTGAAGTCAGGTTGTGGTGGCTTATAATAAGTTGCCAGACGAGCAATCGTGTCTGGAGAATTAAGGTTGGCTTCTGCCATATCTAGGAACTGTTCCAACGCTACGGCTGTGCCGTCTGCGTTGATTATACGCCGATTAGCCTTAGACATATCTGCATAGTTCGGATATGGAAGTCGCACATAGTTGCCGTACTGCATTATGGATGTGAGTTGCTCCTGCTTAGGGTTCACCTCACGAGCAGGGTAGTCTGCAACCTGATGCGCTGCGAGCATCATACGACGCATATCGCTAGCAAGCACTGGCTCACTAGCAAACACCCAACAGTGGTAACCTTTGCTACGAGATTTCTCTACGAATGCGTGGACACCACCAGCCTCTAAGGCTTCTCGCAGATTGAACGCACCAGTCATATCTTCTATGTCAATGTCCGAGCATCCCCATACGGTGTACCAGTCGCCTTTGAGTGGCACCATTGGGTACACACCGATAGGTGTGTCACCTGACAGGTGAGCGTCAAACACTTCACGAGTCAAAGGCATCTTTATGCATCCACCTGTTTCTGAGCCGTAAACATCTCCACGACCACGAAACAGTTTTATAAATCTATCTGTTGTGTTCATCAGTAATCCCAATCGTCAGCGAGAACTAATTGTTCAGGTTCAGGTTCAGACAATGTCGGTATCGTGCCTAGATGCCCTGTGGGTAGCCGTGTCAGACGACCTGTGCCTTCTTCAATCTCAAAGTCCACATCATCCATAAGTCTAGATGAGGGGCGTTTACATTTGACAAGGTTGATTGTGACCGTGTTTTGGTGGATACGCAAGTCATAACGCAACGCATCCAGCCGTTCCAGCAGGCGTTCCGTTTGGTTAGACTTATCCAGTCGTTCCTCTAATTCACGGATGTGGTTCTCAATCTCAAACTTCTTACGGCGTACACCTATAATGTGGGTCGCTTGTTGCTCGCCACCATAGGCACCTGATGAGATTGTTTGCTTTTTGCCGTCTGCACCAGCAGTACGGCTAGATTGATGCAACACAATCATAGGGATATTATGGCGTTTACCGAACGCTTTTATGGTGTTCGCCTTAGACGGAATGTCCTCGCCTCCACCACTGAGCAAGTCCAAGTAGTCAAAGACAAGCAACGAGGGTTGTCCCCACATATCACGGATTTCACCAAGTGCTTGTTCCATTTCGTTGAGGGTCATCATTTGGTCAAAGACAGCCAACTGAGGAAACGATTCGTTTGCTGTTTCACGAAGCAACTTGATTGCTTCGGGGTCGTTGTCTGCGATACGCATTTCCAGTTCGTGGGCATCTATGCCGTGCATAATGCAGGTCAGTTTTATGAGTGTCAAGGTGCGTGGTTCGTCAGGGCAGAAATATACCACAGGTAGATTTCTGTTTGCCAACAGGATTTGTAGAAGCAACATAGTTTTACCTGAATGGCTATAACCGTTTATCATACATAACTCTGATGGGGCTATGCCACGCATCTCGCTATCTAAATCAGGGAAGCCTAGATAGACTCGTTCGTTTGGGTTTTGCGCCCAATGAACAAAGTCGTCGGCAGCGACTTCCAGTGGTTCATAATAATGTCGTTTTTTTGAGGCGTTAGACACATCAGGCGTGGCGATTATCTCGCCACGCCCAAGTGCGTTCCAACGCTCCGAGTAATTCGGAGTCATATTGTTCCTTTGTTTTTAGTTATGCGCCACGAGGCGCCCAAAAGGCATCGTTACCTGTGGTTGATTTGAACCAAGGTCGCTTTGGGTTTGCACCGAGAGTGTCTCGGTTGTCCCACACTTCACTCACACCTTTGACTGCACAAGCGTCGTTCAACCAAGCAGGAATTGGTCCGTGTTGCTTGCCCTTGATGCGAACTTGGAAACCAGTCGCTGTCGGGGTTGGTGCTGGTGTAGCAGAAGGAAAAGCCTGTGTGAACGCTTGTTCTTCTTGCTGTGGTGATTCTGCGTGTGGTGCTTCAGCATTGCTGGAGGCAATGCCTTGGCTTGTCAGAATAATGTCACATACCATTTCGTATGCCTCTGTAAAGGCAACGATATTAGCGTTGACATCATCTCCTTTCGGAGTCAACTCTGACGCAATTTTAGCGCATACTTGCATAATGATGGATTGGTCTTTACTGACCATTGGTACACCTCCTTGGTGTGGTTGTCGTTGATAACGATATCAGATGTAGAGACAAGAATGTCACTACGCCTCAAAAATTTCTATAGACGGTGCCTGTAAAGGCAAACGCAATGCTTGCTCGGACAGGAAGTTGCCTTTGCATAGCGACCAGTATGGACACCATTTGTCCGAGCATAACGCGCTTGTGTCGTTCATAATCCACGGACCTTCCATAACGCCGATACGCAACGCCATAAGAATGGCAGGCTTCACGGTGTGCATCAGCCAACGCTGATGTTCTGCTGTGCGTTCCAAATACACAATCTGTGATTTAGGTTTGTCTTGCCGAACCATAACGCCATAACGGAAATCAACAGGGTAACCTGTTTTCAACTGTTGAACAAGCGCAGCAGCATAAACAGTTGCCTGAACACTTTGTGACTGTTTCTCTTTCGCATAATACGAACGAGATGCTGTTTTCCAATCCCAAATCACACCGTTAGGTTGAACATAATCCATAGTGCCTTCGCACCAAACACCCCAATCGCCAACAGTCATCCCAAGTGGGAACGAGAATTTATATTCCACATCCCCACCGAACTGGACTTCAGGCATAATGTCATCAGTGAAAGCCTTAGCCATACTGATGATATGCTGTTCACCCTTTTCAGGGTCAAGGTTTGTCTGTTTATACGGTTGTTCTTTTAGTTCAGTCCAATGTTGCAAAGCAATATCAGCCATTTCGGTGGGGTTAGCCCCACCGAGAACCTGCTCAATACCATAATGCAGTGCTGTACCCATAATGGTTGCGTCACTAGCACCAGACATATCTGGCTTCGCCAATTTGAATCTAGCCCTTTCAGGGCAGATAATCAAATCGTTCAGCCACGACTGTCTAACATACACAATACCTCGTGTGTAATCAAATCTCATATTGCATTCTTTCTTGTAAGGGTTGTCCTAATACAATAACAATAATACACGGACAAATAGCAATAGTTACTATTCTGTCTTTGCATTATATTTATTGACCATTCTATTTCTATATTTAGATACACTGGATGAATGATAATTCACTTCAGGGTATCTTTCTTTTACCATTCTAGCAATAACAGCACCACCAAGGGTCGTGTTACGGCATAAATCGTGGAAGTAATCACGGGCAGGATTGTCCGAGCCTACAAGCCGTTTACGGCGTTCATCCCAATACCTTCGTATGCCACGCACAACCTCCAAAGTCAAACCTGACTGGCGAGCCAAATCATTGAAGTTCAAATTCTCCTTTTGAAACAACACATCCAAATGGTTCACATCATCATAATTCCAGCCCTTACCTGCTTTAGCAGTAGTGGCAGCATCCATAAATTCCTCAGCAGTGACACCGATATGTAGTAGAATTTCCACAAGGGTTGTATCAAACATATCCATACAATACTGAACACATTCACGAACCTTCCCCCACTTCTCATACGCCGTATCAGATTCGCCATACACAAGACAAGGAACATCATCTAAATGTTTAGCCGTATAACCAGCCTTTTGACCGTCGTGATAAGCGTCATAAAACTTGACCATATCCTCAAAATAGGCAAGGGTTGTCTGATTGTTCCAAGGGGCAGAGTAGCCCCTGAGGGCTACCAGTTCTTTCCCCATAAACAAATCATCTACGCCATTCCTGACGCACTGTTCCAACGGTGGCAAGGGTTGTGTGATTATTACATCACACAAACACGCCTTATCGTGTGTGGCTACGCCACATCCTAGTTCTGTTTCCATAATTATTCCTATTCTGTTGTTGCTTCTTGTTTTACTGGTGGCTCAAAGCCTTCCATATATGTGATTTTTACAGGGCGTGGATGAGAACTTGTATAGTAATCCTTTTTAGGTTTACCTAAACGAACTCTCTTACGCCTACGGCGAAATCCTGTTGCCATAACTGCTCCTATTCCTCGTTTGCTTCTTTGCTTGTCATAACCTCACGGACAAGATACCCCAAGGTATCCATTCCTTCAATAGCACAACAATGTTCTAGCATTTTCCAAACACCACTAGTTTGAACTAGTTCAATGTTCTCATCCGTAACATCATAACCGTTATCCTCAAGCACATCCACAATGTCTGCTTTGGTGAAAGCGATAACACCCCAATTCAACTTCCGTTTTATTGCATAAAACAATTCTACGGCTACTGCTTCAGGCATATCCTCCATAATAAATGGTACATTTATGTATGTCATTTTATTTTCCTTTCTTGTAGTTATTCAATTGAATAACATTATCTGTTGTTTCGGGTTCTACTTCGTCGGATAAAACTACCCCACCTTCGTCGCCTTCTGTCGTAATCAGGTCGTCGCAGAACACTGCCCAACCATCAGGCAAGTCAGCAAGCAACTGCACTAGGTGTTGCTTTATGCACATATCTATGAAGTGCTGTGGTGTAACATCATCAGGATGTTCAACTGTTACCAATAGGTATTTTCTCATTTTGTTTTCTCTTTCTTTACCATTTCCATAATTGTAGAACCTTGTCCCTTGTGATTAGAACACGCAGGGGGAAAGGTCATCTTGACAAACACCTCAATGGTGTTTGCACAGCGTGGACAACGCCAAGTGCCAGCCTTGTGGTATGTGGGGGGATTACTCCCCCCACGCTTCACGGCTTTCTTGGGTTGCACCGAAGGTGCTTGTTTCATCACTCTCCCTTTTCGTTCAGACGCTGCACAGCGTCGCCAAAGGCTTCAGGGTTCTTAGCCTCAAACGCAATAACTGCTTCCAGCAGTTCATTCAACTTCTTAGCCCACGAATTGGCTTCGTCACGGTCACCACTGCTCATACCACGAACAATGTCCATAATGTCATCATCGGTGCTGAGTCCACACTCAATAGCCATTTGGCAAGCAAGGCTAGACATAACCGAAAGGTTATAAGCGTCTGCTGTTGAAGCAACAAGTTCACCTTGAATAAATTCAACCATTGCCTCAGGAATGTCATAATCGTCACCGTCGTATTCACCGTTAGGTGACAGACCCCAAGTGACGACGACATTGCCGACAAGATTCTGCTTGAACAACGCAGTTGCAAGGTAGTTGTATTCCAAGTCAGTGAGCAAGCCAATGTCGTTGACATAACCGAGCAAGGCAACATCATCACGACCAAGGTCGGTACGGACAACATCAAAAGCACCACCTACGGCGTTTTGCAAATCCTCATAGTTCTGAAAGAAAAAGGGTTCGGGTTCAACATTGCTACCTGTAGGTAGGAACATTCCAACTTTAATTGACATAATAACCTCCAGTTATTATTTAGGGTTTAGGGTTCTGGTCACTGTATCGTACCATTCCCACTTCGTTAGGAATGGTACGACACAGTATCTTGCTTTTTAGCGTTGGGGGTTCGCTAAAATCTATTTAGATTTTTCAATGATTTCATCATCCACTTTATAGTGGATATCCAAGTGTATATTATACACAAATGGAACACAAGGCTAAACGCAATTGCAGGAATCGCATTAGCCCAAAAGACGGATGAAGTCCAATCTTGTAGTGTAAACACTACAAAGAAACTTACGAATACGAATGCCGTTATGGACAACTTGACTTCAAGTTGTGCATTGCGCCGTTCCACTAGTTCTCCAAACTAGTGTAGTCGTACAAAATTGCGTTGTGTTGCAACCATTCCAGTTTCTCGGCAGTAGGAATGTCATTCATAAATGACATCACATCCTCCCAAGCCCAATTACTGATGTTGTAAACAACATCACAACCGAGCATTGGGCTAGGGCTAAAAGCCCATAATTCACCGTCTTTTTTGTAACCTATATAGGTTGGGGTTTCCACTAGCATTATGCTATCTCCTTTGTTTTTGGTGGTTCAGAAGCCAAAATGGCTTGCATATATTGCTTTCTATAGAAAGCAATGACATCTTGTTCCGAATGTAATTCGGTATAGAAACTTGGGCTAGCCCATTGACGCTTGAAGTAATCCCGTGTGGAATCGTCAGGTTGTGCAATGACAAACCGACACAACGAATGGTGAGAACAATCGTTGAAATCAACGATTATGTATTCATCATTTTGTCCTCGCATTATGGCTTTGCCATTCCAATGGTGATACAGCCGACCTTCGTTAGAAGCCTCCTGTATCTCATAGGCACCTTGCATAAAGTGTCGTTCTACAAGAACGACATCATCACTCGTTTTCATTTTCATTTTCCTTTCCGTTTTGTTGTGTATAACACAACCAACAAACTATGTTGTCATAATAATCCGACCAAGTAGGTTGGTAGTTAGAATGACTATCAGTCATTTCATCATCACATACTGGACATAAGTCCATTTCTTTTTCCTTTCCTTTATTGTCTCTTATACATAAGAGACAAAACCAATCGCCATTGACTTGTTCCAAGTCAAAC